CTCATAACCACATATATCCAAAGACTCTCCGTAGTTTATATATCTCACAAGACCATCAAACTCTTTGCTTATTAAGTACCCCATCAAGCACCCATATTCTTCCAAATCTAAAGTTTGTTGTAGATATGCTAGTTTAAGGTGTATAGGAGAGTTGTGAAGGTCTTTTTTCCAGTCAAGGTCGTTTACCATTCTATCAAGGAAAACATCGTGATTAGACAAAGCTACGTATGTGTTAGTGTCTCCTGATTCAAGGTCTATCTTCTCTATTAATTCAAGGCACTCATCTATCTCTTTTTCTATAAGATATTTACCTTCCTTAATTTTCTTTCTTCTGATGTACAAGTCTTTAGTCTCGTGTGGATTAACAGTCGAACCATCGAAGACATCGTGTAGCACTTGTTTTTTTGGCTTAAGCTTATTTTTAATTAAGTCTAAGGTAACATTTACAAACTTCTTATTAACGACCTCCGTGTGTATATCTCCCCACACAAACCCCTCTGAACTATCTATTTGTTGGCTTTTACCATCTTCTGTGTGGTAAAATATATCAGTAAAGTCTCCATTAGATGTAATCTTGACATTTCTAGGTATACTACAAGTTCCATCTTTTCTTTTCTCTAGAACAACAAATCCATAGGAGTGATTCTCGTAGGCTAAGTCACCTGCTTTAGAGTCTGAGTAGTTCTTGTAAGTTATGAACCCAGTAGTGAGCATTGTCCTTAGTGGCTTATTCTTAAACCTAGGCAATGTCTTGAAGTGTATCTTTGGGTGTGATATAACTAAATGGTTATCTGATGCCATAAGCTCATAACCAGTTAATGGTTCTTTTGCTGTTGGTCTTACTCTACTATCTGATGATATGATAGTATCACCGAACTTAATCTTTCCGTAAGTAAGGTATTCTTTAACCTCGTCTACCCACCACTCTTCAGTCTTATACCTATCTCCTTCAATCGGAGAGGTAGGATTTCTGTATCTTGATGGTGTAACTACTATTTCTGCTTTAAATCCCTTAGAACGAAGAAAATCAGCGTACGCCTCTATGTTCTTAATAGCCTTTTTGTGTACTCCTGTTTTGTTTTGAGCAGATGTTACCAAAAGTATATCTGTATTATCTGGTATAGCTCTATCTCTAGCTTTAGCTAGCTGAGGTGGTAGGTTAGTGAAATCTTTACTTAGGTTAAGTTTTTCTCTCCACCATTTTCTAATTGTTCTTGGAGCTGCTTTGAATTTAGAACTAAGAACTTCCATTTTTTCATCATGAGACATATCCTCTTGAAAGTAGATGTATCTCAGATATTCTTTATCTTCTTCTGAAAGTTGTTTATATTTCATCTTTGAAGTTATCTTTGAGGTCTCTAAGTATTTCTTCTAACTCCTGAATATACATTGAAGCCTCTATATTTTTATTTTGATTGTATAAGTCTAAAGCATTATTTATTAGCTCTACCGACTTTTCTTTGCTTAATAGCAAATATTTTTCTTTATTCATGTGTTCTAGCTTAGTATAGGAACGTTGTCATTAAATAAATCTAAGAACTCATCATCATCAATTAACTCTACGCTGTAGAAGTATAAAGTGCTATCCATTATGTTATAAGAAGCATAGTATTTAGTGTCTTCTTTTTCTAATACAACTATAGTTTCTGTTATTTCGTCAAAGTCATCGAAATTATCTATCTTTTTAACGAATACAGGAAGTATAGAAATAAGGTTTGATATGTCTGAAACAGTTGGATAAGCCATAACATCAAGAGTCCTTTCCCTTGTCTGTATTTCTCCTTTAAACTCAGCTCTTTTAATTCCAAGAAAGACTAATAATTTATAAAACCATTTCTTCATAATTGACATAAACTTTAAATCCGTTTTTAATAAGTTCTTTAATCCTATACTTCTGAAGTTCACTAAGCCTATCCCAAGACTCTTTGCTTTCTACAAAGGTAGGAATTTCTCCTTTCTTTAACGCTAAGTAGTCTGGTATTCCGTTCTTATTAGTCTTCATAAGGTTTATTACATAGTAACCTTTAGACTCCCAGTGCTTCCTAAGTTTATCAGAGATTTTCAATCTGACGCTTTTTATCCTCAAGGTAGTCCTTGTGTTGACTGTCGCAAAAAGATAAGGCAAAATCTAAACAAACTAATGCCTCTATCTTTCCTTTAAAAATCTCAATTAAATCTTGTGCTGTTTCTTCTCTATTCATCTTGGTCTAATTTTAGTAGATTAATTTTTTCTTCTCCGTCAACTTCTAAGCTGTCTATGTATTGAAATACTTTAAGCTGTTTCTCTATAGGTGAATTTGACATCCACTTGATAGAATCTACATAATATTTAGTTAGACTCGTAGTAAGTTGATTATCATCTTTATATATTCTGTCATACGAAGGTAATAAATATTTCTCCATCATCCCCACAGTTCTGTTAATTTGTTGCTTCATTTTATGAGTAGGGTTAAGTTCTTCTAACAGTTCAACAAGTATGCTTCCTGTTAGTATAGCTTGTTTAGCAACTTCTTCTTTGTCTCTTTTGTTCATTTGTATTGTTTTAAATATGATTATAAAAATGAATTAATAGTTCATTTCTGTAAGTATAATTAAAGGTCTTTCACAAATATGCCAGCAACCATCTTACCTTTTCTGTCTTTTATCTCCTCGTAAGCAGTGGATATGCAATCCTCTATACTCACATCTTTCATCTCAGCAAGTATCGTGAGAACAACTACTATGTCGCCTACAGCATCAACGAACTTATCTATGTCGTCTTCTATTAAAGCTCTAACCAACTCTCCGTTCTCCTCAAATAACTTCTCAGCCTGAGAGGCTTGTGTAGCTCCTTCTATGATGTTTCTTTCTCTTGCCCAATCTCTTATCAAACTAAATTTACTCATGTTGCTTTGGTTTTAATTATAAATGTTTATTAATTATTGTTTCAGAAAATAGAGCCTTAGATATTGAATCAATCATTTCCAAAAATGTTTCATAATCAATATCAGAGTGGTCTCTACTTATAGAAACCTCCTCATCCCAGTGTTTTACCGTAATCTTAAATTCTTTATTTTCCATTTTTTAAAGGTTTTAATATATTAACTGGTTTTTTTTTGTTCTCTATTAATATCTTATCAGCAGACAAAGCTGCCTCTCTCTCGGTTTTGAATCTTTTCTTTCCATAGCGATACATTTGACTTCGTACAAAGTAAGTGTTTAAATCATTAACTTCCTCCTGAACGTATCTATATTTTGACATATTTATGATTTTTTTAACTTTCTAGGTGAAAATCCAAGCTCAGGATTCTTCAGTACAAATATATCTGCACTTCTTATGTTTCTAGCTTCTGACTCTTTGTCTTCTGGAAGCCAACTTAAATCGAATATGTTTTTGTAGTTTTTACTAAATCTTATCCTCTTGTGTAGCTTACCGTCTATTCTGGTGTTTTGTATATTATAAGTCTTCATAAATTTTTTCTATTTCTACTTTATATCCTAATTTTTCAAGAACAGCTCTTAGTGCGTTCTCATTATCTTCTGCGTGTTGCTCATCTAACTTCTCTCCGTCTAGATAAATATCCTGACCATAATCATGACAGCATCCATCTCCACAGGTATACTCCCAATCTTCTAGTGTTATCTTTAGTGTTTTCATTCTATTAATTCGTCAATGTTAATGTTATACTCTTCAAGTAAATCGTATATATCAGAAAAAACCTCATTCACTCCGTCAAATTCATCTCTTTCTTCTGGCTCTGCTTCTAATCTACGAGTTACTCTCTTTTTTAGATTATAGGCTATCTGGAATAATACCGATGCCATATCAATAGATTTTACGCACCTATTATGTGCATAGACATCATCTCTGTCGTTTAAATCAAATTCTAGTTTTGCTTTCATGATTGCATATCTGTTTTAAAATTATTTTCTAAATATTCCCAAAGTGATTCGTGTGAATAACATATTGGGTTTCCATCGTTATCGTAAGCACCAAATCTCACCTCTCCTTTATCTCTTACTTTTTCCATAGTACCATCTTCATTTTTTTTATAAAGTGGTGCTGTAGACCAATCTTTTTGACCAAACTCACTTTCATAGCAATACCAACTAAACCATTCGTAACCACCCTCACCATAAATATCTTTGATTAGGTCATTAATTATTTCGCGGTAAGGGTTAACGAAGTTTATCAAGTCAACACCGTTATCATATAGCTTCTCAAGTGTCCTGTCCTCTTTCTGAAGAGCCATTATTACTTTTAAAAAATTGTAGTATGTCATAACTTTTATTTTATATTAAATACATTTCCATTACTGGTCAATACACCAAACTTTCTATCGGTTACTACAGAACCATTAGAAAAAATAGTATCTAAGTACGGTACAGTACGAGTACCTGCGTTGATAATACCGTTATTATTATGTACATGTCCAAAGCAGTGTAGTTTAGGGTTTATTTGTTCTATCCTGTTTAAAAGTGACTTATCACCACATACATCAATATTTTTATCATAACCTATTGAAGAGTCTAAGATATATTTAGGTGCTCCATGTGTTACTACTATATCAACATCATCATCAATGATGTTTTTCCAAATTCTATCTAACTTAGTTCTGTCTTTATTCCAAGCCCAGCCATCACCATAAGTAGGTGTTAATGGAGAACCGAATATTTTAAACCCCTTAATCTCAACTGAACTATTTTCAAGGTAGTACATCCCAAGGTGTTCAAAATTGTCTTTAGTTATTAACCCTTTTTCAACACTGGTATCATGGTTTCCACCTACAAAGATTTTATGTTTAATCTTTAAGCTATTGAACCAAGTAATAAAATTTCTAACCTCATGCTCATTTGTATAAGGGTCTCTTGGATTTGAACAATCTCCACTGAAAATAACCATATCTATACCCTCAGGTACAGTTAATAATTCGTGGTATGTATGTGTATCACTTATATGCCAAATTTTCATAACTCACATTTTATTTTATTACTTTCCTCACTTTCTGATGTAAAATGAATACTAGAGTCAAATGTCATATCACTTCTTTCAGGGTCTCGTTTCCAAAACTCATGTCTAATAACTTGTATGATGTCAAACGCTTCCCTACAACTATCATCTACATTTGGGTTATGTATTCCCCAACTACTGTTTGTGCTTAAACCAAGTTTATTATACAGCATATTTCTCGGGAGTGTAAAAGCCTCATCAATTGAATCTCTTACATTATGAAATTTTATATAATCAGTTTTACCATTTTCTAAAGCAAATTCTTTGCTTAAGTGCTTTAAAAAAGTAGGATGGTCTTTGATTTGATCAAATTGACCTATGCCAACACGAGAATAAAAGTCTAATGCTCTTTGGATTAAGCTTAATTGATTTTCTGTTACTTCTAATTTTGCCATGTCTATTTTATATTATAATTTTTCTTAAAGTGCCTTATTGTGTAATCTTTCTTTTTTATTACTTGCTTGTAGATGTCATGCTCTATACCTCCTTCAGAAAATATCCAGAAAACATTATTATTTAGCCTATCTTTAGTAGTCATTCTATCTCTGGCTTGCCAATAGCTAGTTGCACTGAAGTCTATATTGTAAAATACTAAATAATCAGCACTCCTTAAGCTTATCCCCTCACGACCAGATACTATCTGTAAAGCTATAACTTGACATCCACTATCAAATTCATTAAGGTCTGTACAAAGGTCGTCTTTAAAAACCTCTTTAAGTGCATTAAGTTCTTCTTTGAACTTATAAAAAACACCTATTCTATAACCCTTAAATTTCTCTTTTATAAACTCAGCCTTAGAATAATCCAAAACCATACTGTTACCAGACTCAAATTTAACCGTTCCACTAAATATCTGGTGTAGTTTTTGCTTAAGTTTAACAGCAGTATCTGCCAATATAACCTCGTCATTACCTTCAACTACTAAATCCTTAATCAGCTTTTTAGCAATCTTATAAGTGCTATCCTCTAGTCTAACATTAAGAACAGTCTCCTCTATTTCTGAAGAAAATCCTGCTTCCTTTTGTGTGTAGGATATACTATATGGTTTCATAGCTTCTATAATAGTAGGCAAGCCATCAGAGTAATCATTGCTAATAAATCCATTTATCAATCTTGTCTTAACATTTATATAGTCATCAGCGAACCTATAAAAGTTCTTGTACTTACTAAAGGGATTATTTGGTATGCCATACACCTGATGATACATTTGGCTATAACTCTCTGGTGTAGGTGTTCCTGACATCAGTATTACATTAGGCGAATGTTTGACCAAAAGACTTTTCACATCCTTAGCTCTTTTACTGGGCTTGCCTAACTTACTCATGCAATGAGCTTCATCTAATATAAAAAAGTCATAGCTCTTATCTGGTATCTTATGTAAGCTTTCGTAGTTAATAACCTCTATATTAAACTTAGGCTTTAACAACTTATAATCAGACTCAATACTAGATATAGCCTTCTTTTTGGTAACAAACAACAAACTTTTAGCTCCAATATTCTGAGCTATACCTAGAGAAGTAAGTGTCTTTCCTGTCCTTACCTCCATGGATAGATATAGAAACCCATGCTCTTTGACGATGTCAAATCCTTGCTTTATTATCTTCTCTTGATAAGGTCTAAATTTCATTATGAATAGATTTGTCAGACCTATAGTCATTTTCGTAAAAATGAACTAAACCTGTGTTTGTCATATTATTGAAAGTATTAGTGTAGTCTATACCTGATACTGACATATAAAAATCATTCATTTCCTGTATTTTTTCCTTTCTGCTCATATTTTTTTCTTATTTGTTTATACAATGTAGGTAAATAAGACGAGGCTTCTGACGCATTCTTAAACTCCATATTACCTACAACTTCTTTGCTCTCATGTTTAATCCCATCTACATACTTAAAATCCTTTCCTTCAGTGGTTATGCCACCCCTTCTAATAGCGATTCTATACCTGTTCCTGTGTCTCGGCACTAAGTATATCTGGAAGTCATTCTCAATGCACCACCTCCAATCCTCTATGTCAAAATTGTAACTCACCACTTTCCTCTGGTTCTTGTTCTATAGTTCTAAACTCTATCCATCTACCCTCACTAGACCTGTTCTCTATGACTTGAACATCTGATAAGAAGTTACCGTAAGCGTTAAGCCATTTGTAAAAGGCTATCCTTGATATGGTTCTCTTAGCTTTAGGTGCGAAGTCAGGATTATCCTTTATAAAGCTAAGGTATAACTTATCTTTGAACAATCTCTTATTAAACGATATTTCATCTGAACCCATAACTCCCCTTATTATACCGCACCATTCTATAAACTCATGGCAGGTCTCTGAAGCTAGTTTTCTTATTTCTAAGTTCTTAAACTCAGACTCTACTAATCCAGAATTGAGATAGAACTGAAGGTTATTTATCATGTAGTTATCAAATGCACACCACTCGTCTTCATCCCATTCATCAAAGAAACGCTTACCGAAGTCATCTACAGGCGTGAACTCTTTTGAGTAATGCTTTCTAAATTCTAGCTCCCATTTTCTCCTCTCAAAAGAATTGCCTTTACCTTTTATAGCATAGTTAGTAGTGATAACTATCTTAGGTGACTCACTGAAAGGAACTTTTATAGCATCCTTGTTTTTTTTCTCAATGGTAATTCCTTCTGTTATTGTAGAGAACAAATTCTCGAAGTTAAACCCTCGCTTTACATCATCAAAGGAAACAACCTGAGTGTCTGTAGATATGGTTTGCATACCAAACTGGGAATCGAACTTAAATAGCTTACCATTTAAGTCAACTACTTTCTTCATCTGTCCTACAGCCTGAACAAACAAGCCCTTTCCTGTTCCTCCTTCTGGATTGTCGGTTATAACCTCATCGTTTAATATAACTGCTGGGCAATAACTTGGGTCTTTATACCCTGACATTAAGAATCCTATAGTAGATTCTAAGGAGTCAATTCTAGCGTCTTCATTTCCAGATATGTTATGTATGAACTTCTTGAAGTCGCAATCGCTTGATTCACAAAACTCAAAGTCTCTGTCTATAACTTGGTCTCGCCAAACGTAACCATTCAAATCAACATAGTCCACTTTTACTATATCATCCACAGTAACTTTTAAGGCACAATTATTAAAATATATGTAGCTGAAGTTCTTAGTGTCTTTCACAAAGTGAACCCTTACTGTATCCAACAAAGACAAAAAGTCTTCCTTAAAAAACCTAGTCTTATCAGCAAAGTAGTTATATATTGATAAATCATCAAACTTCTCTAGATATTTAAGTACGAAGTCTTTTATCTGCTCTTCGTTTGCTCTATCAATTAAGTTGTTAGTTACTCTAACGAATATATACTTATCGCTGTTGTGTGGTGCATACTTGTAAAACCCGTACTCTTGAAGGAAATCTTTAAATAAATAGTGTATAATTTTTATAACACCTTTATCATTTTTATCCCAAAACTTCCTGACGTTCGACTCCTTAGAGGCATCAACTATAACCTCATCGAATACGTCTTCTTCTATGGGAAGATTGGGCATCTCCTTTTTTATATCCTTAGGTGATTTACCTTTGTTAATCTCTCTCTTTATCTTAGACATCACTGCCTCATCCTCATAATACTTCGTTCCAAAGTTAGCTTTGTTGCTATATGCTGAGTTTATGGTCTGCGCTATTTCTGACTTAGTGAAATCTGACTGCTCCATCTGACCTATGATATACTCGGCTAGAGTTTTGTTTACTCCATAGTCATTAAAGGCAGCAGCTAGTATGTAAACATTATTGTTTCTTTCGCCATCAACTAGACCATACTTCTTAGTCCACCACTTCATAAGTATCTCTACTATCTTATTTTCATCAGTAATAGGTACTGTGGCTTTGTCTGTCTTTTTATCTACAGGTCTATACTCATGCTCTGATTTTTTATCCCAAAGCTTAGATTCTGTATTTATATACAAGTCATCATCATAGCTCTCATAGCATACTCTAGATATGTTCTTTGATGTAGTGTCAAAGTGCTCACTATCGAAGTAATCTCTTAACGAGTTAAAGTACCTCTTGTGTTCCTCTATATCCTTTGGTATCCTTACTATAACCTTAAGACCTCTACCGCTTGGACTAACAAAGCAAGAGTAAACAAAAGGACTCTCTATTATCTTCATCTTCTCATCAATCATGTCCTGTTCACACTCATAATCATCGAAGTCTAAGCATATAAACCCACTATGCTCAATGATAGCATCATCGGCTCGCCTAGTGAACCTACCAGAAAAACAAACAGCAGGAAGCTTTTTCTTTAAAATATTCCTAGCTTCTTTGTCTTCCTCTGCCCTTATCTCTTCCACAATATCTTTAGAGTTTCCTTCCTTTATTCTCTTCAAAGAAAAATCTATAGACCTATGAAATGGAGTTGAGGTTTCTCTTATGTTTTTAAATATTGTTAGCATTTGTTTTAAATTTAAGTCTATAATATAATTCCTTATAACTCATATCTTCTGTTTTATCGTTTCCTTCAAAATTATCCATCACTTCTTGAATAATGTGTGGTTGGGTTCTTCTTAGGTGTGGAACTATTAATTCAGTGTAGTTGTATATAGTGCTTCTGTCCATCCCTAAAAAATCAGACATTTTTTTATAATCTGTAGTTATTTTCTTAATACAGATATAGATGAATATACCTCTAGCATCTACATACTCTTCTTTTCTGGTTTTAACCAAAACATCAACACCTAATACCTCACGGATAGCACTTCTAATCCGTTTCATTGTTGTACTCTTTTATGTACAAATCAATAACGTCTTTTGTTTTTTGTAGGTCTGACAAAAACTGTCCTTTCTTTCTACACCTTACTACTCTCTTGATTATATCAAACTCCCAAGCATTAAGCGACTTATCATGAGAAAATTTATAAAGACTGCCTGATGTGTTATCGTAATGAGAATGTTTTTCTTTAGACTTCAAAGGTGATGGTATTTCTTTAAAATCATAACATATAAAATCATTAGATAGATATACAATACCTGTGCTTGTTTTTAAAATACATCTATATTCAGAAGATTCCTTAAAATGTTCAACTTCTTTATCTAAAGACAATACTCCCCAATCATCCTTAAACATCTCATAAGCTTCCTTCAGCTCCTCTATTGTCTCTATTTTAAAATATTCGTTATTGTTCATTGTTTTTGGTTTAATCCTCAATTATCTCATCTAGTTGTTGTATAAGCTCATCTATAACTCTTTGTTCTTCAAGAACGTCAAACCTTTCTTTGTGGTTGCTATCCTTACCTAGCTCGGTATGATTGAAAGTATCTATCCTGCAAAGCTCATCAATCCTTTCTCTTACAGTTTTGTCTCTGTTTTGTGATATTTTTACTAAGTATTCTTTTGAATGTATCATCTGTTTTGTTTTAATAAAGGGGCAGTCTCTAAACTACCCCTGTTACTAATTTATACTAAAAAGGTAAATCATTATCATCGTCATCGTCATCAGGAGCTGTCTGAACTTGAGGTTCATCATTATTAGGCTTCTTAATAACTTCTATATTGCCATCAGTCCAGAAGGTATTCCCATTACCTACATAGAACCTTTTTTTCTGTTGCTCTCTCTCTTCTTTACTTTGAGATACATAAGCTGCAACATTCTGAAAGTAGTCGTTACCTTCATCATTGATGCTAACTGTTAGTTCAATACCTTTTTCTCCCTTCTTTTCCAGTCCTTTTACTAGAGTTTCAAGGGTTTCTTTTTTCACGTAAAGTGAATTTAAACTTGCCATAATTAAAATAATTTTTGAGTTAAAAAATAATTGTCCACATTTTCTTCGGAATCT